GACTATGCAAAGCACTGGGCAAATCAAGATGAAACAAGTAATGTGTATGGAAAATATCTTGAATACTATAATGAAAATAGAATTACTCATGGTACTTTAATTGCTTTATACAATAGAACTCACATTCGTTTAAGTCACAACGGTGGCAATAAATGTTTCAAGGATGGAGGGCTTGTATTTAATGGTCTAATTAAAGATCATGTGGAAGATCGGCTGTATAAATTAAAGCAATTGGAGGGAGCCGCATTAAATCCTGTGTTAAAGGGAGCAATCTTAAGAAAGCAACAGTTTCAAGGTGCTATATTAACAGCATTAAATAATAAGAGCTTTAACTTTAAGAAGTTCTTACAAAATTTATATCATGCAAGGCATAGATTTAATGAGCTTGCAAAGACTGTTGACATGATCCACGAAATATATAGAATAGAAAATCTACGAGGAAGGAAACGAGATGGGTAAACGTAAAGCTACCAAGATAAAAAATCCTGACTGTAAAGATCCTACTATGATGCTGCAAAATTATGATGGATTGTGGCGAACACTAAAGGTAAGGGCTGCTTTAAAACAACAGTATGGATTTATGCTCAAGATGGGGAATACTCTATATAAATTGGAGGCATGAGATGTCAACGTATAGTAGTGAAGATATAGCACGAAGTAGATATAAATATAAAGATCATCGTGATATTGATGCGGAGATGCAGGATTATTTATTGTCCGTTGCAGACGTATCTAATATCTATGAGCTTGACATAGAAGAGATCAACGATTATCTTAATCAGATGGAACAATTCTACGACGAGAAACACGCACGAGAATTTGAAAACTTAGTACATAGGAGTGCTTAATATGTTTGATCATTCACAAATTAACTTTAACGTAGCAACAGAACCTTTATTCCATGACAATAAAGAATATACTCCTGACTTTGGTGACAGAATGGAGCGCCTATCTAAAGATATAGGTGTAGTATTAAAACGTACTGATACTAATGAGCCTCTTGCCGTAGTCTCTGAGGCATATGCACCTGTTCAGTATGATCCTTTAGTAAGCAAGGTGGAAGAGGCACTCACCATATCAGGTCTTGACATGACCGACGCTGAGTTTGAAACCAATGTCTTTGACAACGGTGCCAAGCTGGAGTTACGTGCCAAGTTTCCAGCGCATAGTTTATATCTTGATAGTGAAGATAAAGTTATACCAGAGTTCTGCTTTAGAACATCACACAATAGAACGTGGGCCAACAATGGTATGATGGGGCTATGGCGTAGCAAATGCTGGAACACATTGGTATCTGGAGATAAGTTAGCTTATGTTTATGGGCGACATACCAAGAACTTTAATGTCTCTGCATTCGCCGCAAAGATTAAGAATGCTGGAGCATTCATAGCCGGTGATGGCTTTAATCAGATGAAGAAGTGGTATACTACTGAAGTACATCGTGATGCTGCCGCTAATCTGTTCACTCATACCTTGGCGAAGAGAACAGATAACATTACCCGTAAGACAGTGGCTAATAAAGTTATGCTATCTAATCTCATGAAGATATTTGATGAAGAGAACCGGCACATACATGGGCGTAGCCTTTATGAAGGGTATGCTACACGTAGTAAGGGTACACTATGGACTGCGTATCAGGCAGCTACTCATTGGTCAAGTCATAATCAACAGTCGAGTAGCAATTCCAAAAGAGGTCGCCCCGCTCATACTGTAATAGGACTAAGAGAAGATAAAGTAAGGAAGATGCTTCAATCACCCCAATGGATGGCATTGGCAGCATAAGGAGTACATATTATGATGGAGCATAGTACAGTACTATTCTTTATCTTAACTTCATTCTTCTTTGGAAACATCTGTGGTATCTATTTATACCACGCATTGGTAGGGATGGGACTATGAAAGATCAGAGAGTTGCAGGTAAGCGTAAGAATAATCCAATGGCAAAGCAACTCTCTGACCCCTTATGGAAGATGAGGGTTGTTCAAAGTAAAGTATTGTATAATAGAAAAGTTAAACACAAAAGGAATAGTAATGTGGATAATAACCCGAAGCGATCCTGACATGGAGATGCCAGATCTCTTGACAGATGAGGATGGAACTGTCCTTACCTTTCACGATAAGATATCTGCATGGAGATATATGGAATTAATATGTAAGGATGTTGATATAGATACAACTAAATTTATGGAAGATGATTCAATTAATATATGTAGGTTACATTAAATGAAAAAACTTGGTATAATTTTATGGTTGTTACTAATGGTATATCCCACAAAAGGATACGCCAGTAGCGAAGAAGAACATTATTGCCTGACCGAAGCTATATATTTTGAAGCTAGATCAGAGCCACAGATAGGGCAACTGGCAATTGCCAATGTTATCTTGGAAAGAGTAAGACAAGAAATGTTTCCTGATACTATATGTGGTGTAGTACACCAATGGAATGGCTATCCCTATAGACATGAATGTTCTTTTTCATACTATTGTGATGGTAAAAACGAGATCATGTATGAAAAGGACGCTCTCATTATGGCAATGGATGTCGCCACTCTAGCCTTGGAGGGCGCAATCGTGGAGGATATATGGGGAGCTACTCATTATCATACACGATACACTGTACCATACTGGATTGATGACATGTTTAAGGTTGGAGTTATTGGTGATCATATATTTTATGAAAGGAATTATTAAATGGCAATGGATATTGAACAAGAATTAAGACGTAATGTAAAGGAGTTACAAGAACAATTGCAACGAGCTTATGAAAGGATTAAATCATTACAAGAAGAGATACATTCTTTACGAAGAAAAATAAATCCAGAGACTAGCTTTCAAAGTGGTATGTCTGGTTGGGCATTGATGGATGACCCAGACCATAGATAAAGAAAGGAGGAAAGATGTTGGTCTTGGACGACATGCTTTTTTAGATAAGTATGGAAAAGATATGGAACCATTTTATGATATGGTTACAGCAGAAAACATTAGAAATATTGTTAAAGAAAGTTTAAGTAAGATACGAAAGAAAAAGGAAACTCTCATGGGACGAGTAAGTGATTGGTTAATGGAGATGGAAGAAGATGCAGGACATCTGACTAAAAACGAATGGATTGCCAAGCATGGCTCTCAACGTAAGGAGATATGGGAGAAAGCTCATGGAGAAATGGAAGACCAATTAGAAATGGAGATTGATTGGTATGGTCAAGATAGGATATCCCGAAATGAGTAGAAGTTTTCTCCAAAAAGAAAGACAAAGAATCTTTCGGGAATTAATTCGTCAGTATCAACAGGAGGGATATGATACTCGTGAAGCTAAAAGAATAGCTAAACAAGATACTGATGATATCATGTCTGATAAAGAAACCTTTATTGATAATTATATACAAGATACTTGGGAAGATGCAGATGAATAATAGAATAGTTTGCATTGAATGGATTGATTCCGCAGAATACAATGATGCCGAATGGAAGACAGAGCAGGAGGTTAAAGATTTAAAACCTATGGTAATCAAGACTGCTGGAATATTAGTTAATGAAGATGATCTGTATTTAACCATAGCCTCGTCTATTAATAATGCTGATAGTAAAGTGGATGCTGAATATGGAGGGTTGATTTCCATACCAAAGTTTGCTATATCAAAGAGGTGTTCTGTTCCTGTTGGTTTTACTAATGAAACTATGAGTCAACGAATGAAGGAGATAGAAGATGAAACTTGGCCGGGACCGGGGGTGTAAATGCAACAAAAGAAATGGTTAGATAGAGGGCCATGCCCTGCTTGTGGATCAAGCGATGCCAATGTAAATCACATGGCAGGGTATTCATGGTGCTTCTCTTGTGAAACTAGGTTCGATGATAATGTAATAACAATATCTAATGCGAAGGTAAAATCTATGGCTACAACTGGAGAATGGGGAGAGATATCTGAAAGAAAAATATCTCTTGAGACTGCCAAGAAATTTAATACTAAAGTTAAACGTAATGGTAATATAACAACGCATCACCTGTATGGATACTACAATGATAAGGGTGAACATATAGGAAATAAAATAAGACAGACCAAAGATAAACGCATGTGGGTTGAAGGTGAGTTATCTGATGCTGTGCTTTTTGGGCAGAATATATTTACGCAGAAAGCAAAATACATTACAATTTGTGAGGGCGAGATAGATGCGATGAGCGCCTACGAATTGATGGGATCAAAGTGGCCCAGTGTTAGTATAAAAACGGGCGCTGCTGGTGCATTAAGAGATTGCAAAGAAGCCTTTAACTATCTGGACATGTATGACAATGTTGTCCTTTGCTTTGACATGGATAAACAGGGACAAGATGCTGCTGAAAAGGTAGCTCAATTGTTCTCGCCCAATAAGTGTAAGATAATGAGGATGGAACATAAGGATGCCAATGAATATTTAAAGATGAGTCAACGAGAAGCATTCAATCAATGCTGGTGGGCAGCTAAACCATATACACCAGCAGGAATTATTAACTTAAAAGATCTTGGTGCCTCCCTTTATGAAGAAGAATACTGTGAGACTTGTTTATATCCTTGGCCTAAGATGAATGAAAAGACCTATGGAATGCGAACTGGGGAATTAATTTGTTTTTGCAGCGGGGCTGGAATGGGAAAAAGTTCCATAACTAGGGAGCTTATGCACCATCTCTTACGTAACACAGAAGATAATATAGGTATCCTTGCACTGGAAGAAGGTATAAAACATACGGCGTGGAACATCATGTCTGTTGAAGCGAGTGCTCGTTTATATATTAAAGAAGTTAGATCAGGATATAGTCAAGAACAATTAAAAGAATGGCAGGATGCTACTATTAATAGTGGTAGGTTCTTTGCCTTTGATCACTTTGGATCAATAGAGAATGACGAGATACTTGCCCGACTTAGATACATGGCCCAAGCACTTGACATTAAGTGGGCCATTTTAGATCATTTATCAATCCTAGTTTCGGGACAAGAAGATACAGACGAGAGAAAAAGCATAGATATATTAATGACGAAGCTAAGATCCCTTGTAGAACAAACAGGTATATGCCTCTTGTTAGTATCACATCTACGTAGACCTTCTGGAGATAGAGGACATGAAGATGGTCGAGAAATAAACTTATCCCATTTAAGAGGGAGCGCAAGTATCGGGCATCTAAGCGACTCCGTTATTGCATTGGAACGAAATCAACAGGATGATGATCCTATTCTATCTAATACAACGACGATTCGTATTCTAAAGAATAGATATACGGGAGATACAGGAATATCTACTCACTTGTTTTACGATAAAGATACTGGTAGGATGACAGAAATTGATAATCCATTTGATACAGGAGATGATTAATGGGACAGAAGAAATTCGATAAAGAACTGTACGACAAAGCAGATCCATTATCTAATGGGATAATGGTTGATTGGCTGGAAAAGAACGGGTACAACTCCATAGATCCAGAAGAAACCTATGGAGTTGACATCACCTGTAAGAGAGATGATACACCTGCCTTCTTTGAAACTGAAATTAAATATAGTTGGATTAAACAATGGCCTAATGAGTGGCAAGAGGTACGTATTCCATATAGAAAACATAAGATCGTAGACAAGTGGGTACGGAATGGTGCAGAAGGTACATTAACTTTCATTATATTTCGTAGTGATTGCCAACAGGCATGGTTCATTGATGGTCAGGCCGTAAGAGATGCTAAGATTGCTCCAATTAATAATAAGTATATGTCCAATGAGAAGTTCTATCATATAGATGTTAATGATGCCAACTTAATCAATATGAATAGTGAAGCGAAATAAAGATGATAAACATTACTGAAGAAGCTAATGAACATCTGTCACGTATAGTTAGAGATCAAGCTGTTAAGGGTATAGAACTTGGTGTGAAGGGAGGTGGTTGCGCCGGATTCACCTACGAGTGGGATATGGTGGAAGATATCCCTGAGAAGCATACTATAGTACCGTTGCTTGATGGTAATTTATATGTTAGACCAGAGGCTATGATGTTTCTTTTGGGTGTAACTATAGACTATACTGATGGCATTAATGGTTCGTACATAGTATTTAAAAACCCTAACGCTACATCCCAGTGTGGATGTGGAGAAAGTTTTGCCGTATGAATATAGTACTTGATATTGAAACAGATTCTTTGGATGCACAGAAGATCCATTGCATAGTAGCAAAGGATCTTTTAACATCTCAAGTACATGTATGGGATCATAATAACTTAGATAAATTTAAATCTTGGTCCAGTACAGTTGATAAATTTATAATGCACAATGGGATATCTTTTGATGCTCCCATATTAAACAGATTACTTAATACCAATATTAAACTAAGTCAGGTAACTGATACTTTAGTAATGTCACAACTATTTAATCCTGTTAGAGATGGAGGTCATAGCCTTGGTGCATGGGGCAGCAGATTAAACCATCCTAAATGGGAGTGTGATAACTTTGAAATCTATAATAAAGATATGTTAGAGTACTGTAAAAATGATGTTGATCTAACAGAAACTTTATACAAACTCTTATTTAAAGAGGCGAAGAAATTCTCGCCCTTCTCCATTAATCTTGAGCATAAAATTAGAGCTATCATAGATCAACAGGAGAAGAATGGATTTGCTCTTAACATACAGAAGACAATCGGATTACTTGCTCGTCTATCAGATGAAGCACATGTTCTGGGAACGTGGGCAAAGAAAGAATTTGAACCTACTGTAGTTGAGATGAAAACCAAAACGAAATACATACCATTTAATATAGGCTCTCGTCAGCAGATAGCTAACCGTCTAATGGAAAGAGGATGGAAGCCTAAACAATTTACAGATAAAGGTAACATAATAGTTAGTGAAGCAATCCTTGATAAAATTAATATGGAAGAAGCGCAGAAATTCTCCAGATTCTTTCTGTTGCAGAAGAGAATAGCGCAGATTCAATCTTGGATTGATTCATATAATGATACCACTGGTCGGGTACATGGTAGAGTATTAACCTTACGAACTATTACGGGGCGAATGGCACACCATAGTCCTAACATGGCCCAGATACCAGCAGTCCGAAGTCCCTTTGGTAAAGAATGTAGGGATTGCTGGACCGTGGAAAACCCACATACCCATACCTTGGTTGGAACAGATGCTTCAGGTCTTGAACTTAGATGCCTAGCACACCTAATGAACGATGAGACATACACAAATGAGATCCTGAATGGAGATGTGCATACTGCCAATATGAAAATGGCCGGTCTAACCAATAGAGATCAGGCCAAGACATTCATCTATGCCTTCTTATTCGGAGCGGGTGCTGCCAAGATAGGTAAAATTGTAGGTGGAAATAAAGAACGTGGACAGGAACTTATAGATAGGTTTCTATCTAACATTCCTGCCCTAAAACGGGTTCGTAATGGCGTTCAGAGAGCCGCTGAGAGGGGAAAGATTAAAGGTGTAGACGGGCGTACCTTGTTTGTACGTAGCCCCCACAGCAGCCTTAATACGCTTATACAGGGAGCCGGTGCCAGCGTATGTAAAGATTGGCTGGTCAATATGATACAGAGAGTTAATAGTACAGGGATAGATGCCAAACTAGTGGCCTCTATCCACGATGAGTACCAATTTGAAGTGGCAAAAGG